TTGAATTAAATGTAAATTTAGCACCGGTAAATGCTTCAGTTAATCCGTGGTCAGTAATAGTTAAGTTACCTTGTAGAATACCTGTTGCTGTTAGTGTATACTGGCTAACTGTTGTTGGTTCGTTACCTATACGTATGCCACCGCCTGCAACACTTTTAGATTGATAACTTCTGTCTGCATATGCCTTGTTAATTACAAGTGCGCCAATATCAAGATCTGTGCCGTGAACATTATTAAAAAGTTCTATAGCAGCTTGGTCTACTGGTATATTAGCAATCGGTTGTGAAGCAGCATTTAATGGAGCAAATAACGTTGGTAATGGATCATTAACTACTTTTGATACTAGTTGTTTAATAATTACTTTACCGTCAACTGAGAAATCAAAACCAATTGTATCGGCGGAGCCGTCAAGTGCGTTATCCGAAGCAAGCTGTACAAACTCAGTGCCGCTGCCGTCTGACTTAACTAACGGAACTTTATTTTCATTACCTTCATATGTGTTAGGAGTATCATTAAGATCAGTAAATGAAATTTGACCTCCAATACCAAATACAGCATATAGTTCTTGAAAGTTTTCATTTACTTTACGGAACGACTCTCTAATACTATCGCCGGTGCCGTCATTACCTTCAATACCGATATCTACATCTTGTCTTGCCATTTTATTTTAGCTCCAATATTTGTGTTTCATCAAACATCTTGTCAAAGTTTATACTAACGCCACAGCCACATGCTGATTGTGCGTTAGGATTATTAACTTCAAACATCGATCCAATTATGTCTTTTTTGTAATTAATTTCTGTACCAACTAAAAACATAGTGCTATGCACACCAATTACAAAGGTACAGTTGTTGTCTGTTTTTAGGACTTCGTCGCCCTCATTAAGTTCATCTGGTCCGTTTAATGTACCCCATTCATACTCAAATCCTGCACAACCGCCTCCCTTTACATTTAAAGTAATTGCATAGCACCCGTGTTCGTTACATAAAGTGTCTATTTGTTGTTTTGCTGAGTCTGTTAGTGTACATATTGGCATAGATTTCCCTTTCACATCAATATTTATCGTATTGTTTTATAATCTTAATGTAAATATAGTTATGTTCATAAGAGAATTTAAAAAGCAAAGCCGGCACGTTCGTAAAAGTAAAACGGGCAAGGAACACGCCTATACACGCGAATTAACTATATGTGTGTTTAGATGCGACAGTTGTGATTCTGAGTTTGAACGTGCAAGAGGAAGTATGGATCCTAAACGTTTGAGCAACAATTACTTTCACGTGTGTAGTAACTGTGATGCTAAAGTTTTTGCACAAAAGAAAGGCGTAGAAAAGAAGCAAGTGTGGAATATGACTGCTTCAAGTTCTACGCCTATTGGAAAATTATATATTTTTCCAAGTAAATGCTCCAAAGAACATTTCATCTTCTGACATCTGACCCCATGGTACATCTCTGCTTGGGTCTGGATTCATAGGATTGTCTGCTGAGTTATCAAACGCACCTTCCACAAACAGTCTAGTACCCTCAGGCAAGAACTTAGGCTCTCTCCAAGTGTATGACAATTGCCAAGCATATTCGTATCGTGGCACATCAATTAATTCTTCTACAGTACCGTCTGGATAAAATGCAGTTGCTTTCATACTCTTGCCACGGAAATGCATATGTGGTAAGAATGTGTGCAGCATTACATCTTGCTTTAGTACTACTTCTGCTGTTTGTACAAAGTTAGGATCGTATGCAGGAATAGTTGTCCAGTTGTTGGGGAAGATACAAGCACAGTCGCCTGCCATTCTCTCTTCTGGTACTACACCTTCATCGTGGAAGTATAATCCAATTCGTGCTTTGTCTGTTCTTGCTACACCGTCTGGCGTGTAGTGTAGCTGTAGATTCACAGTACTACCTGCTCGTAATAACCCACCTGTGTTCTCATCATAGAAGTCTGGATCACCGCCTGGAACATAAGCACTCACGCTTGCATAGTCCATGTTCTGTTGTTCGCCGCCTTGTGTGCCAAGTATGTTACCATTGCGTTCGCCCGGTACACTCACTGAGTTCAACATGTGATGCATTACAGTGGGCTCTGAAGGCAAGAACTCTGATCCTCGTAGCCACTTATCTTCAGTTAGTCCTAGGTCGACACCTACATAACGATAAGGAATAGCACTAGGACCTGCAGGTATTTCTTGTGCAGGTACTTCAATAATCATATCAGGTTCACCATGTACCCACTCGCTTGTGCTGTACACTGTTTCTGTCAGAGGATCTCTATCACCTTCAACTGGTGTGCCTGCGTTAATCCATTCAACAATAGTCTCCATTTCTGTATGACTTAGTGTTCTGTGGTTAATGATACGATCAGCATACTTGCGATCAATCTGTCCTGGCGGCATCTGTAGTGTTGTAACTGCTTCTTTAATTGCAGGTGCAAATGCTTGTAACATTCTGTAGTCAGTCATTGCCCACGGTGCAATACCTCCTTCGCGGTGACAGCTTTGACACTGCTCTACAAATATAGGTGCTACATTTTCTGCGTAGTCTATCGCTACATCTTCATGTGCATATGCAACAGATGTAAATAGACTACTGACTAGCAATATTAATTTTTTCATTCCTTTCTTCCTTTAGTTTGCTGTACCCTTCATCATCTAAATGTGTAATAGCAAGCCACGCATGAGTCATTTCATCTCCTGTACGTGAACCTCCCATTACCCACATATCAGGATCTGGATTGTTTGGGTTGTTTTCTGTGTTGTCATACCATTGCTTTAGAACAATAACTGCTCCAGCTGGCAAGAGTGGTGCCACATCTGGGTCATACAAATGACTATGATGCCATGTTGCACTCCAATTACTTACTTGGCTAATCTGTTCTGTACGTCCTGTAGATGGATAGAATATTTCTAAACTTGCTGCGTTCATACGCAAGTGTCCATGTGGTTGAAAACTATCTAGTCTAACTGGATGATCAAAACTGTGGAAGCCTTGTGTCATGTAATATCCATGTGGCGGGATAACTATATCGTCCTGATCCCCTAAGCGATATAAACTTAAATCTTGTTTGTATTTTAGTTGTTCGCTTTCCTCTTCGGTGTATAACCAAAGACCAATCTCTACCACGTTGTCTTTGATAACTGATCCTGGTGCCATTGCTCCAAGTCCACCTGGGAACATGTGTATATCCCAACGCACTTGTGAGTTTGCTGGCAGTGTACGACATACTCCTTCTGGAACAATCTCTCCCCACTTTCCCATAGCATACTCCGTGAGCATTGCTTGACGTCCTCCGTCTATAACAATATTTGAGTTTGCATGGTGGACTACTGCTTTTGCTTCACCACGTGGTTTAACTTGTACCGCTTTAATACAACGGTCTTCAGTTAGTCCTGTAGGAACCAAATGCTTGTGCCACAAGTCATTACCATTTGCAGGAATATCTATTGCTACACTTGGAATAATTAAATTAGGTTGTCCAAAGTCGCCTTCAAAGTTCCATGCTTCTGGATCAGGAAGGTTTGCTGGTTGTACTACTGTATCTTGATTACCGTATTGTGCTCCTGCGTTTACCCACGCAACAACTGTGTCTATGTCATCCTGTGATAAACGCCAGTCACCTTGTAGGTCTTGAATACCAATACCGTGATCATATGCATACGGAGGCATTTCTCTGTTTGCTACACGCATCTGTATTA